GCAGAAAGAGGTAACGGTAAATTAAATACCGGATTTGGAGCGTATAACGATAAACACGGGTCGTTTAAGTGGTTATAGAAGTCTACTTTTGAACCAATCGGGTTAGATGAAAAGTTAGTAGTGTACTCGGCCTTAGCAACATTTTGTTCGTTTTCCCGGCCTGGGGTAGTATAACCAGGCAATAATGTTAAGGAGTTGTAATAATCAAATGATTTTACGTAGTTCATTTTACAGTTGATAATACGCCAATGTTATCATTAGCATGCATCCTTAATGCAGTTATTTGATTGGTATAATCTGTTTCAGTAAAGTGATGTACAACATTATATGTTAACCACTGTCCTAATAGTTTATTAGCAAATTCATCCGCAACAAACCCACTACCTTTACGTATACCTATAAAAGTACCTGCTTCTCTCATTGTTGTACCTAATACTTTAAAGCTTACAGAAGTGTTATAGTATAAAGCAGATGTTAACAACATGTTTCTACCTTCTGCTAACTGACTTTGTTTGTCTGGACTATAAGAATAAACATTCTTAACAGCTAATGTATCTGTTTTAGTTTTATTTAATGTCAGTAAAGTATCTGGTTTAGCATACAGTTTCATCTTATTTGAATAGTTATTATTGATATAAGATTTTACATTTTGTATGTCGTTGTTTTTAAAGTCTACGCTAAACGTTTTATCTTTAAGATTGTTACTGTAACAAGGGGTTGTTACCATCTCTTGCATACTATCTATAGTAGACATATCAACAAAGTTTATGTTTTGTATAGAGCTTATTGTAGGGTCATTAAAATTAGTGTTCGCTATGCCTGAGCTGTAAGGAGATTGAGGTAAACTAAACAAATACTCATTCTCTTCGCTACCTATTTGTTCTGTCAATACCATCACCTCTCTTTGTAGACTACCAGCAGTAGGTACAGACAAATTAAGTCCAATTGAGCCGGCGTTAATAGCTTGATTAAATAAATTACTATATGAGAAGAGTTTCCACTTATTTGTAAAACGAGTACGAGTAAGTACGCACGGATCAGCGCCCCCATCTGCACCTATTTGAGCACTTACATGCTTCTTCATTAAATAGTTTAAACTATCTGAAGCAGTATAATTTGCAGGTGCAGTATAGGATATTTTACTTGAACCTACATCCCAATTACTATCAAATACAGGGGGTAGGTAATTAGTTAAAGCATCTATTAATAAATTTTTTATCGCTGTACCGGTTGGTACTAATTTTTGTGCATCAGTAGCATCAGCAGGTGATATACCACCAGATAAAAGCTTATTAGTTGACCATGCTAAATTTGTTTCAGCAAGTATTTGTTGTTCGTATTCCCACAAATAGAGTTTTAATTGTTTTTGTTTAGAAGAATCTCCAGGTATATCTTCTCTATCATATACTACAAATTTATAAGACATACCCCATACATCATAGTCTACTTGAATACCGCTTTCTTTTAAATCGGTATCTTCTATTAGTTTTATTACTATATAAACAATATCTCTACCGTCATTACGAAACTTATAATACTGATTAGAGGTAGCGCCTGCAATTATTTTTTGTTCAAATACATTATCTGGGTTTCTAATTACAAGACTCGCTCTTTTGTACCAATCTCTACTGTCTTCTTCTATATCTAAAGATACAAGCGCAGCTAAATTCAACTGAAACGTATTACCTTGTAAGTTATCAAACACAATATCAATTTGATATTTTTGCCGATTGTATACTTTGGTATTTGTTTCAAGAGGGGGTATATTATTAACTGCTAAGTTAGAATACGTCATTAGTTTTGGTTAATTTGCTGTAATACTCCAGATACGTAAGTCGGAGTTAATACTTTTAATACGGTACCTGCTTTAGGAAATTGTATAGGGTTTTGTATGTTATTTGTACTACATATAAGCCACCATAAGTTTGGTGTATTGTAACATTTCTGCGAAATAAGTGTCCACGGCATATAATCAGTGGTAACAGTAAACGTTGTATACGTGCTTGCATCTATATTATCAGGCATATTAACTGTGCCGATTAAATTGTAAAAATAATTATTGCTCGTACCGTATACATTTTCTCTATATACTTTAAACAGATTCTCTAAGTTTAGCTGACTAAGAGTTGCTAAATTAGATATATTATTTTGTTTTTGTCCGTCTAAGTCCATAAATTATCCTGTTGATGTAGATTTTTCTATAACTGTTATTTTGTTGTTAACAGAAGCATCGTTAATATAATAGAAAAGATTTCTTGAATTCATGATTAAACATTGAATATCAATTGTTACTAAATACGCTTCTGGTATAATTTTTACACTACTATTATTACCCGCATAAGTAGGTACAATTTCCCCAGTAGTTATATCTACCATGCGAGTGGTACCTACATTTGCTACTTGTACAGAACTTATTACTGCAGCTGGAAAATACTTAAAGTTAGGTACTTCAACACTATACAAGCTTGGTGGGTCCATTAAGTTTAAGGACCGTCTATTTGGTAGATTTTGATAACTTAATGTAAACAAAAAGTCCCAATTCTTTTTAATATCTGCTACATTTTCAGTATTGTATAAATAAAACGAAACCTTAATCTTTTCACCTTCACCTCCAGGAGAATATGCTTTAACACTTTCTTTAGATACGCCTGGGTTTCTAAAAGCTAAATCAGCTGCGCCTATACTTGCAGCATCATTAAATGTTTTTGCTGCAGCACCGCCCGCAAGACCGCCAATTAAACTACCTAAGCTACCACCAAGCTGGCCACCCAAAGCTTTACCGCCCGTAGCTAATAGTCTTGAGCTCTCTTCGCCTGTCACTGCTGCCCACTTACCGTTCATTGTAGCCATATTTGAATCTACATTTAGATAAGGTATATCGTACGTAAAACCAGTTGGTTTACCTTCGTACAAACCGTAATAAGGGCTATCGTTAGTAAAGCCTGTTAAATCTCCATAATTAGGACCGAGTGCCCCGGCTGCTGCTCCAACCGCACCACCCACTACTTGTCCACCTATACTACTACCCACCCCACCAATAATACCACCAATAATTGCACCGGGTATGGCTCCAACACCACCAAATAGAGCTCCAACTGCAGCACCAGCTGCAGCACCTGCTGTCGCGCCACCAGCACCTGCAGCTACACCGATTGCACCACCAACAGTACTACCAATAGCCCCACCTACGGAAGCTCTTGCAAGTGGGGATTCAGAACCCTGAGCTAACATAAGTTTTAAAGCCCGTGCAGCCGCAGAAGAGGTTACTTTGTACTCGGTTAATACAATTTTAGGTACATATTTTCTTAAATTAGGGGTAGCATTTAAAGCCCATGGAAATGTACCATGCACATCAAAGTTACCAGTACCGTTAGGTGTCAATAAGGGTGCTCCACCGTTTGTAGGTTTAGCTGTAACATTAAACGGTGTAGTGTTAGCCGTTCTTACGGAAGTATTAGATTGTTGTGTAGGAACAGCCATATATATATTTAATTAGCGGCTCTCCTTGCATACATCATATTATCCGTTTTCATACGAGAATTAGTTATAGGATTACCTTGAGTAGTAATATTATACGTGTGAACTGTTGAGTTATTAGCTAATACACCACCCCCACCGCTATTAGTAGCTGTAGGTGTAACAGATAGCTTATCACTAATTTCACGTAAAGTTTGGTTAATAGCTGTTAACATATCACTATTATCTGCTTGGGTGGAGTTAGTAACTGTGGAAGGTGTTGATGCTACTGTTTTTAATGCTTCTGAAGGCTCTGCGGATATGTTAGTGTTACTCTGAGCGACATTTTCTGTAACAGATGTACCTGTTACATCCCCATCCATAGTAGTATTTGTTACATTAGTAGTATTCTTTGGACCTTCTGCTGCTTGTTGTAAAGCAGATGTGCCCTTAACTCCGCCCTTTCTACCGAGCATAGTTTTTAATTCGCTATTAGGTATAACTTTACCATCAGTGTTTGGTGTAAAAAGCTCAGGTCCTCTTTCCCCGACTATAGCGGTTTGATTTTGATTTATATTTCCACCGTCTGCAAGTAAAGGTAGCAATGCAGCAGCTTCTTCAGACATGCTTACCACCTCTGGTTTTGCAGCGTTTAACACCGCTTCTTTTTCTTTCTTTTTACGCTCTTCCTCTTCCGCTCTTTTAGCTGCATATTGCTCTCTACGTTTTGCATTCCGCGCGAGTCTTTTCTCTTCTTCTCCTGCACCAGCTAAGTCTTTAGGTATACTACCACCACCTTTTACATTTAATGTAGCAGCTTCTTTTATTTGTTCTGGTGTTTTAGGTGTTTCTGGTGATTGGTTTTCTTCAGCCTTAATCTCATCTTGTTTCTGTTGGTCTTTTGCATTTTTGTCAACCTCTTCCTCCTCCAATACATCTTTTATAGCATTAGCAATTTCTCCAGATAAAGCCTTAATTACTTCGTCGTTAATATCTACTATTTCAACTTCAATGCGTCCAGTAGCTTCTTTCTTTTCTTCTTTTGTAGGCTGCCCCATTTCTTCAGCCATAGCCTGTTTTTCAAATTCATCACGTCTTTTTTGCTCTTCTGGTGTAAGCGGTGGTTGCTTTTTTTCACTAAAGTCAACCACTGGTGCTTTAGCTATAGCAGCCTTTTCTTCTGGTGTAAGTTTTTTACGTTTTAATATCTTTTCTGTTTCAGCTGCAGCAACACCTTCTAAATTGCCTTCAGGCCCTAATACAGTTTTTTCAATAGCGCTTTCAACCCCCTCTTGAGACTTGGTTAGTTTTTTCTTTTCTCTTTGTAATTTTCTATATTCTCTTGCCTGTTTAGGCATTAACTTATCAAGGTCTTTTTGTTGAGCTTTACCTACTTTATCTAAAAACTTATCTGTATACTTGCTTGCCCCTGTTGCTTTAAGTATTTTTTCAAGCGCACCTAATTCGGCAGGGTCCTTACCTTCAATTTTAAATTTTTCTATATTTTTATTTATTCTTTCTTTTGCAGCAGTGTATCCCTTACCTTTACCTTTTTCAAACTCTTTTATCTTTTCATCTATACTGCTCAGTTTTTTATCAATTACTTGAAATGCAGAATTATCTTCGTAGATGTTTCCTGTAGACTTTTCTTGTTTAGGTAAAGCTGCTTGTAATGTTTTTTCTTTCTTTTTATTTTCTTCTTGCTGTTTATCGTATTCTAAACGATCATTGTTAGTTTTTTGTAACTTTTTAATTTCTTCTGTTTGAGTTTTTAAAGCGTCTATATACTGAGTACGAGAATCCTGTTCTAATTCAGCGCGCTGGTTTGCACCTTCAGTAGCATCAATAAGACTACTGATGTCTTTCATTGCTTTACTCTTATCTAATGCCTCTATAAACGTTTCTACGTCTTTATTAGGCTTAATTTTACCAATAGCAGTATTAAGCTTTTTAATGCTTTCTCCTAAACTCTCAACTTTATTGTCTACAAGACTTAACGAAGTAGGCAACGGACCAACAGATGTGCTTAGATTGCTTAATGTTTTATTAAGTGTATCCAGTGTGTCTTTAAGGTCTTCTGCCATAAAAATACTTAGGAACGAGAGTAACCTTTACGTCATTTACGTAAAAAGAAATCCGCAGTTACATTAAATTCAATTGTTGTATCGTTTTCTCTTTGTATTTGTAATAAGTTTTCTCTTATATTACTATAACTATCCAGATAAGACTGGATACTATTAATTACACTTGAAGGTAAATTTTCTATTATCTGTAACCGGTCAACCCATGTAAACGACTTATACTCTAAGTTTTCTGCTTCTGATTTTATACTTTCTACAAACAAAGCAACGCTGTTTATCACTACTTCACTTATTGCTTCTTCAGGCATGTATTTTGTTTCTTTAAGATTTCCTCTTAACTCTACTTCCATGTCATATTGTTCTTTTATTGTAGGTACTTTCAATTCAATTTCTAAATTATCTATTTTATAAACCGCATTACTTGGCACTCCTGATAAAGAAGCTGCATAATTTAAACAACTATCAAAATCTCCTGTTTCTTCATCAATAGTTATTTGAGTGCCCAGGGCATCTTTTCTTAATGCTAATAATATAACAATACGGTCTATTATAGTTAAAGTATCAATAATGTCCTCTGTGCAATTTTCTTTTAAAATTTGATATGTATTTAAAACAAATTTTGTATCAAATAAAACGTTATCAACAATACAGGCATAGAAGCCTTTTTGCTGCTTAGCTGTAAGCGGCTTAAACTTTACCACTCGCTGTAAAGATGGCAAAAACACATCTATAGAGTTTTTATCAGATATAGCATTGAGAGTAGCTAAAACAGTATTAATATTTGCCATATTGTTAATTACATTATTATTTTAGAATCCCAGCTCGGTATTAGGAGTCATTGGCATGTTTAACCCGCCGGATTTAGTGTTAGCGCTTTTTTCAGACTCTGCTTTTTGTATATCTTGCATGTAATACATCCAATATACTTGCAACTCTACTGGGGTAATTTTATCTATATAATTTGGATCAAACCCTGCAAATTTAATCATATTATAGAACGCTCTATAAACGTTATTTAAATTTTCCGTAAACAATAGCTCAATACATTTTTGTAACACTTCATAAGTTATATTACATGAAAGTCTTAGTACTGGTTGTTTGGTTACTGGATTAGGTACCGATAGTAAATCAAACACCTCGTATTCATTCTCTTTATTTTCTATTACTTTTGTAAGATCGGTAACTAATGCATACGGTAACGACTCAACCACTCTTAACCGTTCATCCATTGTTAAATCCTTAAATATAACAAGCTCGTTTTCAACTTTTATAGTATCTATATAAGATGCTAAAATAACAAATATATCTTTGTTATTACTAAGGAAAATGTGTTCGTCTCTTATCTTATATGACGATATCTCTATTGTAATATTGTTATATTGTAACGATGTGGATTTATTAATATTCTTTACTTTTTTAATTAATTCCTCTACAGTAATAGAATAATTGAACGTGCCACCATCCGATAAGGTACCTTTCAATCTTAAATCCGGACTTATACAATAATTACGAATAGTTAAAAGTAGAGATAATTTATCTTCAAAGGTAATATCCTTATCAACTATATCAGAACAAAGATCTTGTAGTATAGAGTTGTATTGCTGGATAGTTTCCTTTTTGTCAGTATTATACAAGCTTTTAACAAGCTCTCTATATTGTTTATAATAAAGCTCTTTTATCTGTACCTCAGTCTGTTTGCTGGGTAGATAAGCATTTAACTTGAAAGGCATCGCCTATTAACTTACCTCATACGTAGAGTATGTCCAGGTTGTCTTGACACTGCGAGTTCCGGTTTTAGGGTTCCCGTAACTGAAATTAAACGTGGACGCATCAACAGCAATTGGAACCGCGTTTTTATAGGTTATTGTTTTACGGTGAGGAGCAGCGCCTCCGTTTGGAGTTGTTTTATTAATAAAAGAAACAATAATATCTGTTTTAAAGTTTTGACTTGCAGCAGTAACTGATGAATTTCGTGCAAATAACCCATAATGGGAAACTGCAATCACCCATGGTCTCAATACATAATCAATAAAAGATTGGTTAGTTTCTAAAAACATTATATCAACATTCGCTACACTGGTTCTACCACTAAGATAGTTACCACCTAAGAAACCACCATAACCGTTTACCCCTGCAGCAGCTGCTGCAGCTGTACTATTACCAGAAGGTGCTAAAGCACCGCCTGCTTTACCTGCATTAATAGATTCCCCGGGCATTGTTACACCGTTAGCAAAAAATACATCATCCTTGTTAATAGAATTCCAGTAATTTAAGCGTCCAGCCACATCAATTACATCTAAGTACAAATCTGTAACATCTCCTGTGTTTGAGGCAAAAGCATAATTTAAATTTGATAATATACTACTACCACCATCTGCACCTTTTAAATTGGTAAACCCTACAGCAAAATTAGCCTCTACAGGTATATGTAGATTCGGATCCGAAAGGACCTGAGTAAGGAACGTGTAATTTGTATCAGGCATTTTACCTTCTTCTTATTGCATTGCTGGTAGTGTTGAGAGCATTTGCTACACCACCAATTGCATTAACTGTACCCTTGACTGTGTTAGCCACTTGGGTAACGGTGCGTAAACCGTTTAGTACATCATTTAAGCCGAAACCTGTACTAGCCCCGGCACCACCGCTAGCATTTACACCACCGTTAGTGTTTGACCCATTAATACCAAAAGTACTATAAGATGGGCTTGTACCGTTAAATGATTCCCAGTACTGATAACCAAGCACCACTTTAAATTCCTGTACCTTACCAGTACCGTCCATATTAAATGTTATACCAGGTGTGCTTACTACAAATAAACCATTTAATTTATATGTTGCAACTGTTTCAAGGGCATCATCTAATACCTCTATTTGAGCAAAATTTTCTGTGGTAGAAACCGGATTAGCTTTAATACGATTAGGGTTGTTTGCAGCAACTTCTTCTAAGCGTTGTTCAAACCATTGTTTTAAGTATAGAGTCTGATCTGTTAAAAACGTTAATTCCCACTGTTCCGATTCTCCGTAATTTCTTGTACCTGTTGAATGAATGTCTACCCCGTAATACTTAACTGTTGATATAGCCGCTTTTTTACTTGGTAAAGCCATACTCTTGATATACACTAAACGATCTTCTCCAAGTACTTGACCGTTAAGATGTATAGCAGTAACACGTGCTTGGTAATCTCTTGAAAAACCATATGTCTGTGCTGACTGATAAAACTGCTGTAATGTTTGATTTGTAGACATGTTTGTTAATACTTACGGATTAAACGACGGTTTATACTGTAGTGAAAAATTGAAATGCTAAGGTAACTGTTACTTTTGCAACCTCTTGCCCAGCGCTGGATACATCATATTGAGCACCATTTATTACAGTTGGATATACCCCGTATAAAGTATAGCTTTTTGGGGAATATATATTCCCAGCCGGGTCAGGAACTGTACCTGCAGGGTTAGTTGCAATAGGTTCAGATAAAAGGTTAAATGTTAAGTTACATTTACCGAAATTTATCGCTGTAGGGTCCATGGAATTAGTTTCGTTGTTATACAAGTACCTACTCCAGGTTTCAAATATGTTTCTAATGTTTAAATAATTGTCCGATATAAATGTTAACTCCCAAGATTCATTATCAGGATAGCTAACAGTTGTAGGTACATTAAACTCAAATGCTTTATATGGTACCTTTGCTGTAGTTATTCTTCTTGAAGGTATTTTAGCAGATTGTGCGTATAAAGTATAAGGAGAATTCTTAAGCAATGTATCTACATCTGGTGGTGCACCATCTATAGCTTCTAATACAAAATTATACTTCCTGCCAATGCCATACGTTTTTACTGCATCGTAAAAATTCTGTATATTTGGCAATGTATCTGGCATACTAATACTTAAGCTTAGAACAACAAAAAACCCGACTTTTCAGCCGGGTCATTTGTTATATATTGGTTATATCAACCTACAGCAGTATCAGTCCAATAATGGAAAGCTAATGTAGCTGTGAAATCTAATGGTTTACCGGTACCTGCAATATCATACTTTAATGTGCCTAATTTTTGAATATAAGCACCGTATAAGGTATAAGAATTGAGTATGTTTAATTTATCATCAACTTGGTTAAGTTGAATAATAGATTCTGGACCTCTTACTGATAAATCCCCTTGACTTGTCTGATCATCAAAAATAAGGCTTCTCTGCCATGTTTCTAATTTGTTACGAAGTAAGTTAGCTTTATCAGCACGGAACGTTACATCCCAACCATTACTACCAGGATACTTTACAGTACCAGGAAAGTTAAAATCCAGACCCATATAAGTTGCTGTTTGATTTGTAATAGCTCTGTCGGGTAAAGTAGCTGTAGTAATATAAACGAAATCGTCTTCATTAAACGTGCTACTACCGATAGAAACTACCCGTAACATGTAGTCACGTGCAAAGTCTCTTTGCTGTGCTACTCTATAGAAGTCTTGTATTGTTTGTGACATATTAAATATTTATGTTAAGGTTATTGTAATAATTCCTGGAAGTTTTGAGATGTCTTAGTAGCGTAGAAGTTTACTAAGATAAATTCTGCTGTACGAACTGGCTTAATATAGATATCTACAACAAGAGAGTTATCGTCAACAACATCAGGTGTATTATTAGTTGCGTTACACACAATTAAGTAGTCGTATAAACCTTGAGTGTTCTTAGCTAAATCAAACACAGGCTTAATTGTATTAACTAAACGGTTTTGTGTAAACGTTGTGTTTGGTTCAAATACAAATAATTTACTTGTATTAAGAACTGATTTTTCTAAGAAGAGGAATAGACGACGGACATTAACACGATCAAATGCACTTGGTGTCTTTAATAGCGTCTTTTGCCCGTAAATTGTAAACCCTTCATTTGGGAAGTTAACTACAGGGTTAACTGAGATCTTATAAAGTAGATCGCGTTGTTTCTGTTGTGGATTAATTGCGATGTCAATTAAACCGGTTACTGCACCACGATTAAACCCTGCCGGAGCACCCCATGGATAAGCAATAGCATCGTTATTCGTATAAACTGCTGCCGCAAAACCAGAGAACGGTATCCAAACATTTTGTGAACTAAACTGATCTAATACTGATGCCCAATTGCCGTATGTAGCTGCATAACTTGTGTTATAGCCTTGATACGAATTGCGTAGTGGCCAGTAAATGTTGTTTGAGAAGTTTAATGTTTTGTCGTTTAATGTCTTAAAGTTTGCACCTTGCACAAAAATGTGACGTAATGGATCAGAAATAAAGATACAATCTTTACGAACATTCGTTGTAAACTGTACGAACTGTTGTGTAATTGCTTGCCATGTACCGACTGGATCTACATTAGTACTACCAGGCTGATATGTGCCTTGAGTATTTGTTAAAGCAATTAGAGCATTGTCAATGTCTGCATTGTATGCTGTATCGTCAAATGTAGCTGCACTTAAGCTTGAAAGCGCTGCAACTGCAATAACAGTTGAAACACCGCCGTCAATTACAACGTCAATATCGTATAGATCAGCATTTGAAGCTGTATCTAAAACATTTGCTAATTTAGCAGCACCGTTACCGATAAGCTTTACATTAGTTGTGTCAAGAGATTGTGAATATACACCTAATGGATAAAGAACATCTGCTTCTCTAAAGCCACCTGCAATAGTTGTATTAGTTACATCTCCTGCACCAAGTACTCTAATTGACTTTGTTGCATTACCGTTAGCATCTAACCAAGCTACGTTGTTTGAAATGTTAGGGTTAACTAATACTGTTAAGTTGCTTGACTTTGAGTCAATAACGTTCTGTATGAAGTCGTTTTGTGGAGCACCACCGTTAATATCTTGTATTGTGCGGTTAGCATAGAACGATGTTGCATAACCTTCAACTAAGCTATAAGATAGTTGTAATGGGTTTGGAGCAAATGGAGTTGTTCTTACCTTAAACAACGACAACACTGCCATATCGTTATAAGCTGAAGAAGCTAATGTAATTGTGTATTGAGGAATGTTTTCAATATCGCGAGATAAACTTGAGAAGTTGTCCGTTGCATTTGCACTTAATGCGAATGTTAAACGACTATTAGGTATCTGTTGATAAGTTGTGTTGTATTGGTTGTCTTGTGTAATACTAACTGCACTTAACACCGCTGTATAAGGTGTGCTTGGGTTAATGTTACGATTATCTGCTAAGTTTAAATAAAGACCTTCAAACTTTTCGTTAATAGTTGTCTTAGCTTCGTTTAAGACAATCATACCAATACTGTTAGCAGATA